CACAACTACTCTAGAAGGAATCCGAGCAGCAAGTGGAGGGTTTAACCAGCCATGATTTATCTAGACAGCAGATACGCTGACGGCCCTCTCTTTAAGGCTTACGACTCACGCACTAACACGTACGAGTTAACGGTGTTACGTTCATTCCCAAGTTACAAAGTTACTTATTTCTCTTATACCTGGGTTGAAACAGACCGTCTAGATAGGATTGCTTTGCGATTTTTAGGTGCTTCAACTTTGTGGTGGCAAATTATGGACATTAATCCAGAGATTATTGACCCACTAACTATTGTTCCAGGAACTGTGTTAAGGATACCTAATGAATAAAACAACACAAAATCGTTTAGGCACCTCATTCACCGTCTCTTATCCAGACTTCCCAAGTTTTACTGTTACACCAAAAAGTTTTACGTTAACACAAGAGGCTGGAAAACAAGACGTATTAGAGATCATTTACCTACGAGACAGCAGTGTTTTTTACAAAGGACTAAAAACAGGAGCAACTGTTAAGTTAAAGTGGAAAACTTCTAACAATGTTGTTGGTGAATTTTTTGGGTACATAATTGACTACACACCTATCACCCAACAAACTCTTCGTCGCCCCGTCACTATACGAGCAGTTGCTGCTTCTCTCCCGTTAAAAAATGGAGGAAGTAAAGTCTGGAAGAACAAAACCGCTCCAGACATTGTAATTGAGATTGCTAAGAAGTTTAAATTAAAACCAATAGTAACTCCTCATCCAATGATCTTTAGCCAGCAGTCAATGTTGGATCACACCTACTGGGAAAAAATTCAAGAACTAGCAGGACGTATCGGTTACGTTGCACAGGTGAGTGGCACAGAGTTGCATTTTCACCCTATAGACAAGATGATTGATAAGTTTATAACAAGTATTCCAGTTTTATCTTTCTTTGATCCTCTTGGAAATATATGGAATGAGTTAAACTCTCAGACTCTAGATAAATTTAAACCAAAAGTTGGAGACTACATTGATAAAGACTCTAATTCTAAGAAAGAGAAGGTTGTTTACGGAGTAGACCCTGTGACAGGTAAGTTTTACTCTTCTTCACAATCCCCTACAACTGTTGGAAAAAACTTAAGAACTTCAAATGCAGACCCCTTATTTGTAGAGCCACTACCAGGTGCCATAACAGGTAATGCACACATGGCAGAACTTATTGCTAATGCTCATGCTCAACTCTCTCGCTTTTCAATCACTGCAGATACTGCAAGCCAAGGTGATCCACGAATTGCTCCATACAAAACTGTGGAAATAAATGGAACTGGGTCAATTACTGATGGTAATTGGATTGTTAAAAAAACAGTTCATCAGTGTTACTATGATGGACGTTACGAAGTTGAGTTTACTTGCATGACAGATGGTACTGGAAGAAATAAATCTTCTGCTTTTCGTCCAGAAACCGCGTCTGTTATACCTACACGGAATATACAACAAGAATTAAGTACAGGAACTACCAGTAGACCAACAGTCACTACGCTGAGTGCTCCTCAGATGTTAGTCAACAAGTCTAATGTAGGATTTAACGTTACACCAAGTAGATGGGTAGGCAAGTAATGGCTGAAATAGCAATCTCTCTTCCCTTTAGAGTTGATCCATACGGAAAAATTGCTGTGTCTACAGACCAGCAAAAGATATGGGCAGACCGTGTTAGATCTGTATTAGGTACTGCGTTAAAGGAACGTGTTATGCAGCCTCTGTTTGGTACAGAGATTCCTTACTCTGTGTTTAGTACACAGGAAGATGCTTCTATTTTGATTGAGCGCGAGACTCAAGCAGCCTTTGAAACTCAATTACCCCTTCTGAGTCTGCAGTCTGTCACCACGACTTTTGATGAATTTACTGGCATAATCAATGTCAGCACGGTGTATGGCCTCCCTAATAACACTCAAGTTGAGACAATTATCGGTATTGCTTACATCCAAGGAACTAACCCGATCTACCAGGAGACGCTATGAGTGACGTAACCCCAGTTTCAACTATCCCAATCTCAGTTGACTACACAAGCAAAGACTACTACGTACTTCGTGATGAGTTAATTGCTCGTGTTCAAGACCGTATTCCTGAATGGACAGCCTCTGACCCATCTGATTTTGGTGTTGCCCTCGTTGAAGCGTTTGCTTACATGGGAGACCTAATCTCATATTACATTGATCGAAACGCTAATGAGTCCCTCATAACTACAGCAACTCAACGAGACAGTGTTATTAACATTGCACAGACATACGGCTATATCCCAGCAGGCTACCGTCAAGCGTTTACCTCTTTAACTATCTCCAATACTTCCGCAAGTGCGGTGACTATTCCAGCAGGAACAGTTGTCTCTGGAGATGTTGTCTCTGGAGACGTGGTTAGTACCGTTTACTTTACAACAGTTTCTGACGCAACCGTTGACCCACAAGTTGCTTCAACGCCAGGAACTGAGGACGTGTCAGCACTAGAGGGTCGATACGTCACTGTTGTTTCTGACAACGCAAACACTTACGGAGAGTTAATTGGTACCTCTACTGGTCTTCCTAACATGTCTTTTGAACTAGGTGAGACCCCATCTGTAGATGGAACAACAGAACTCTACGTTCAAGATGGTGACGTATACTCTAAGTGGACACAGGTTCAACATCTTCTAGATAATGGTCCTACCGATCTTGTATACCAAGTGAATACAGATGCCAACAACAGTGTCTACATCACTTTTGGAGATGGTGTTTCAGGTGTTATTCCAACAATACACTCAGAGATCCGTGCTAACTACATGGTTGGTGGTGGGTTAATTGGAAACGTTCCAAGTAATACTTTAGTAGACCTTGTTTACGTCCCTGGGTTATCAACAAATCAAACCACTGCTTTGCAATCAATTATTACTGTAACAAATGCAGCATCAGCCATTGGTGGATCAGACCCTGAAACTACCAATCAAATTCGTGTCTCTGCTCCTGCATCTTTAAGAGCAGCAAATCGTGCTGTAACACTTCAAGACTATGCAGATCTAGCAACCTCTGTTAGCGGTGTTGGTAAAGCAAACGCTTCTGCAGAAACTTGGACTTCTGTAACTATCTATATTGCGCCAAGTAGAAGCAGTATTGACTCCGACTTAGCGCCTGGATTAGATGATTTAGGAGATCCAACTATTGAGTACGATCGTTTAAAAGCAGATATTGAAACTTATTTAGAAGACAAGATCTTGCTTGGAACAACCGTAACAACCCAGCCGCCTACCTATGTAGATCTCATTATAACTTTGCAGTATGCAAAACTAGATCAATACACAACAGCAGAGGTTGAAACTGCTGTAAAGCAGGCTTTGTTAACTTCTTTTGGATACAACGGGATGGACTTTCAAGACACAATCTATCCTCAAGATATTGAATTTGCTTTAAACCAAGTTCCTGGAGTAAAGACAATAAAAGTCACAGTGCTCCACGTTGAAGGAGACACAGGACTTAAAACCGTTATTGGAGCAGCGGATGAGATCTTCCGATTCCAAGAAGGTAATATAAGTATCGGAACTATCTAATGGATTCAATCAAAAGACTTTATGGAGTATACCGTGGTGTTGTACAAGACAACCAAGACCCACAAACACAACGCCGATTAAAAGTACAAGTTCAAACTACAGGTATTGAAGTTACTGATTGGGCTTGGCCTATGGAGCCATCTAGCATCCACACTGAAGTTCCAGTGGTTGGACAGGGTGTGTGGATCACTTATGTTGGTGGTGATCCTGAGTACCCTGTGTGGGCAGGAGCCTTTGGTAAGAACCAAGGCTCTAATAAACAGATACTTGTCAAACCTTTGGCTGACTCTGTTTCATTAACGGGTTTAACCTCACATGTAATTGTAATAAACCAATCCGATGGAACATCGGAAGTTGATTTAACCGCAACTATTATGGCGCTTGCTAACAAGGTAAAGGTTCTTGAAGGAAAAGTAACTACTCTGGAAGCACAAATTCTTACAAAAGCAAGTACAAGTCATACCCACCCGTAGTTCAGGCAGTAAATAGGCGGCAAAACAGAGAAAATAGACCGACAGGTCTGAAAGGAAGTACAGCGTGACAGCATCATATCCCGCAGCGGTGAAGTCCTTTTCTTCAAAAGTTGACTTCTCCGACACTGTCCTTGCCGAGCATGTAAACAGCCTTCAAGAAGAAGTGAACTCTATACAGGCAAACCTTGGAACTTTAATCAAAACTGGCTCTGGTTGGGTAGGTACATTTGATCAAATTACTACCTCTTGGAACACACTTAAAGATCGTTTGGCTAATATTGAGTATGGTCTAGCAGATGTTTACAACGACTACGTATCCTTAAGTGGTGGCTCCACAATTCTTTCCAATGGTAACAGCGTAGTAGGTCTTGTTGTAAAGGCTAAGTCAAGTCAGACCGCAAACATTTTAGAGATAAAAGACGCAAGCAACAACGTGACCGCAAGTGTCACAAGTGCTGGTGTTTTAAAATACGGTGCTGCAACAGTTGCTACTGTTACTGGTACTGAGACCCTTACTAATAAAACCTTGTCTGGAACCTCAAATACTTTTTCAAACATACCTGTTGCTTCTGTCATAGTAGAGTCTACTACAGACATAAAAGAGTACACAGATGCACGCCCAACAGTAATCTACTCAGCAACTCAACCAAATGCTGTTAGCCTCGGTCTTCCAACAGGAACTGTTTGGGTTGACTCTTCTGTAGACGTTGATGTAACAATTGCATCAGGTGGAACAGGATCTCTAAACGACACGCTTATGTTAATGGGAGGTTGAGATGGCAAAAGCATCGTATGTCTGGTCTGGTTCTGCATGGTTACCTGTTGCTTCTGCACTCCCACAAACACATCAACGTGGAATTGTAGACAGCGCTGCTACTTCTTACACCCTAGGAGTAAATGACACTGGTAAGGCAATAGTGTTCTCTAGTAGTTCATCCGTTACATTGACTATTCCAAAAGAGTTGACTTATAATTTTGTAATAGGACAAACTTTTATTATAATTCAAAAAGGTTCTGGACAAGTAACTGTTGTGGCAGAGTCAGGAGCAACGCTGTACTCTTTATCTTCAAATACAAAAACTTCGGGACAATACGCTCAAGTTAGTTTGTTAAAAATTGACTCAGACAAGTGGGTTCTTTCAGGCGACTTGACTTCTTAAGGATAAACTGTGGCTAAATACGGTAATTTTGTTTATGGTGGTGCTAAGTACGGCGTAACCCCAAAGTTGGCTTACTCAGTTGAGCCCATGGCTATTACGGTTTTAGATTTTATAAAGGTTCAAGTGGAATGGCAATCTCCAACAGGCGAATTTACAAAGATTAAACTTGTAAGAAATCAATTTGGATTTCCAGAAACCTCAGAAGACGGATTAACGATATGGGAAGAGTCTGCTACAGAAGGAACAGTCACTAGGTTATCTTTTGTAGATGGAGAAGATAACCCAGATCAAATACCAATTGTAAATGGACGTCAGGTTTATTACACCATGTTTTTATTTACAGACCAAAAAGTTTGGGTTAATGCTGGACAAATTACGGACTTGATGCCGTTAGATCACGGCGTTCATAAAAAAATTATGGATATTATTCCTAAAGTATTTACAAGTCAGATACAAAGCCCGCTTGGAGTTACGGATGAGACTTCTGCTCTTTATAACTTTATGGGAGGAATTGCTTTTACTCACGAACAATTCCTGTCTCAACTAGATGTACTAAGACCACAGCATTCTTCAGAGGGAATAGCCTTCTTAACTTTGGAGCAAAATTCTTTCAGTGTTGGACTTGTTCCAGAGCCAGCACTACCAGTTAAGAATCAAAAGAGACTTATTCGTGAAGCACTATACATGTACTCTCACAAGGGTATGAAGAGCGGTATCGATGCTTATGCAGAGTCCCTCACAGGATTTGCACCAACAACAACTTTGTCAACTAACTTACTCCTATCAGTACAAGATTCAACTTTCTATAACTCTATTGGTAACTGGACAGCAACAAATGCAGTCCTAACATCTAGTACTGAGCAAGTTCCAGCAACTGGAACCAACGTCATTGATAACGTCTACACAGGTAAACTTGT